AAAACGAACTATTTTTTCTTTGCCCTTATCGCAAGCCTTCACAACGAACTTCTTGCCCCCAGACTTCTGCCGTTTGGGGCTGTTGCACTTCATCTTGGACTTGTCGATCTTAGCCATATCAAACCGCCCTAAAATTTATGCGTGATAGAACATCATCAAATCAACGGTGCCTACGACAAATGTAACGAAACACCCGTCCTTAAACAAAATGCCCTCATCAGGGAATCCACGAGCTCCATCCGACTGGCTGTCTGTTCCAGTTGATCTGAACTGTATAACTTCTGTTCCAGTCGCACCTGTATCTCTAAGATTAGCTGTGCCTGCGGTTCCGCCAGATACAAAAGAAAACCCTTGTAATCGAGTGCGGCCTGCAAAAACAACACCTAAAGCATTGTTGTTGATTCCAGCGGATACGTTTCCAGCGGGGTTTCCTACAGCAGTTATGCTTGCAATAGTTTTAAAATAACCTGAACTTGTTGCTGTTCCAGCATTAGCACCCGTAAGGTTTTCGGTAAGAGCCGCACCATTTACATCTGTGCCAACTATATTAAACGATTTTGAAGAATCGTTACCTGCGGACAAAATTGTAACTTGCCGTGCAGAAGCATTGGTAACGCTACCGCCAGAAGCCAATGCTCCGCCAATTGTTAGAGCCGCGTTGTTGCCCACTGAGGCGGCGACTGATATTCCGTCTGCATCTAAAGCCACCTCATCGCTGATGATGACTGGGGTTACGTCTGATCCTGCCATTTCGGCCTCCTATAAATGAAGGCGGGGCGTTAACCCCGCCAAATTAAACATTAGCCGTTATTAAAATCTACATTCATGCCAGTGATGCGAATCCAGATTTTGCCTGCTGTGTACGCTGCATTTGTAGCAGCGCCTTGAACTAGATAGATGAACTTTTTAGATAAAGCCGCCATAGTAGCAGCCGAATCAACAGAGTTGTAGTAACCTAAAGTAAGGTCGCCGTTGTTCATCATCTGAGTTCCGCTGGCTACAGCCGCTCCAGAAGCAGTCGTTCCTGTAGCAGAAATATCAACATTGATGTCTGGGTCACCGCCTGTTGGGACTTCTACGCAACCAAATTCTAACAGGATTGGAATACCGTTAACTTCTTTTGTAAGTTCCGCAATGTACGCATTGGCAGACGTTCCGACACCAATAATACGATCTCCTGTAGCTGATCCAACAAACCCGCCTTGAAGGTCAATAAGGATAGTTGTCGTGATTGTGCCACCAACCTTGCTAACAAAAGTGTTAATAGAAGCATCAGCAATACCAGAGCCATGCTCGTTAGGCACGATACCAAAGATAGTTGCACCCGTATCTAAGCTGGCGTTATTTGCGCCTGCGGCTGTGCCTGTGCTTGTGTCAACGACATTGTTGCCTGTTGTGGCAATCGTCTGTAACGCAAATTGTGAAGGTGTAACTGCACCAGTTGTTGCGTTTTTAGTGACTTGTTGAAAGCCATTTTCCGAACGCACTGGTCCTGAGAAAGTTGTATTACCCATGAGAATCTCCTGTCAGGGTTAAGTCAGCCGCCCAATGCGACTGTCAGGGATGCCTAGACACTATATGATATTTAAACAAAAAGAAAGAGGCGATCCGAAGACCGCCTCTAACTTAAATAGATTCATATTGTAGGGTGGCTACATAACGAACCTAAATAACTTATGCGCCTGGAGAACCAAACACACAACGTGGGTCGCTAAAGCCAAAGCTGTAACGCTCACGAGCTTTAAACCGCATGTTCCCTGTGTCGAAATCAGCTTCCATGTTAGTGGCAAGCGGAGTTCTTTCAAAGTGAACAAACCCACGAGGGGCATCGGTTTTGATAAAGAACGCATCTGGATCAGTGAAGAAGTCGTTGACTGAATAACCTTCAGGCAACATTCCCATTGAACGAATTGCGTTAGTATCATTGTCTGCGGTGCTCGTGCGGAGGTTGGAGACCATTAGGCGCTCTGCAACGAATTGCAATTGCCGTGGGATCATCAACTTCATGCCGCGAAGAGCGACCTTCAGACCACGCTCGTCAACGAAACCAGCGATGTTAATCAGAGCGTCTTCCAAAGAAGTTTCGTTCAGATCAGCAGCTACTGATGGTTCGTTAGCGAAGGTTCCACCATTTGTAAGCGGGTGTGAAGCGTCACAAAGTGCAACACCGTCTCCGCCAGCAGTAGCACCCGCAGTGAACGCATTGTTCAATACAGCGGCAGCTTTAACCTGCTTAGAGTGGGCCATTGAGCGAGCGAGGGCGCGTGTGTAACGACTGCCGAGGCGGTCATACAAGTTGTCCTCGATTGCTTCCTCAGTAATTGAGAACGCAAGCGCAAGGGTTTCGTGGTTGTAACGAGCTGTGTAGGCTTCGTTAGCATCGTCAAAGTTAACGGCAGAGCCTTCAGACTTAGTAGGAGCTGCCCCAAATCCAGACAACATAACTTCCTCCTCAAACGCACGGTCTGAAGATTCGGTTGTGTAAATCTCTGCATGTTGGTTTTCGTAACGATCATACTCCATACCAAACAAGGCGTTGAGACCTGGTTCAAGCTCTTTCGCTAGTTGTGCGCGTGAAATAGCCATAGTTTAGACCTCCTTATACGCCGGTCGTAGAAACAGTTCCAGCAGCAATGGAGCCAGTTGGCGCATTGAAGTGGTTGTTTATACGAACGATTAGTGGAATACCAGCAGCAGTGAAGTCAGCATTTTCGGGGTCATTTTGAACACCCATAATGCGTAAAGCCAATGTGTTGGTAGCTGCAATTGTGTTCAGATCCGCTGTTGCAGAAGACATGCCAGTAGAAGTAGATCCACTGTTACCTGTTGCAAACGCAATGTTTGCAAATACGGCAGCACGAATTTCCGCTTCAGTGTTGGCCGCAGCTACTACGTTGGACGTAGCAATTGTGAACAACTGATTTGGATCGTCATACAAAAAGGCTTTGACGGGGAAATCAGAATCCGCGCCTGATCCAGGCCAAAAGTTGCCGAAGATCGTTTCACCAGTAGTCGAAGAGACATACTCGCATCCGCCAAAGACACCCACGATTGACACGTTACCACCAGCCGCAGCTTGTAGATCGTCAATCACACCACCAGCTAACGGGATAACCGCCATGCCGCTGAAGATTGGGTTGCTGTTGTCAGACGCAATTCTGTACTCAGTCATACCGGTAGAGTTGGTCGATTGACCAATTTTACCAATGGGACGTAGCCCAAAGGATCCGTTAGAATTTGCCATAATAGCACCTCAAAAGTTACTTGGAGTCTCCTCGTGAGCCTCCAAAGGATACACGACTTTGCCGATTATTAGAAATCGGCATCGAAGGATGTTGCTCCTTCATTAGGTCCTGATCAACTGCTACCATCTGTTCGCGGGTCCGGAGCCCGTAATACGCGGATCGTTCTTGGGCGGTCTCTACAGGTATTCGGCACAGCATCAGCCCACCTTGTCCGATAACTCCTTCGTATCGACCTTCGTCAATAGTGGGAGCTTCATAGTTTGGGTACTCATCCTTACGAACAGGTTCCCATCCTTCGCGCAGTTTGGTGTTGACGTTCATCTTATCGTCTTCACCGCGCATTGCGGTTCGAATCCAACGATGCACATAACCTGCGGGAGGCTCTGGTGCGTCAAGGCGGCTGGGCGGAGCCCATGGTTTACGGCGCGTTTCTGTTTCGCGGGTTGCGCTTTCGCGCGATTTTCTATCAGTCATGCTATCAATCCTTCACATATTTTGCATATTCTTCAAGCGGGACGTTTAACCGTTTTGCCATCGCAATTTGTGATGGTGAAAGTTTCACCGACCTGCGCCCTGTCTTTGCTGTACTGCGGGTAGCTGAAGCGCCAGCAGGTGCGACCTGTGCTCCGCCCGATTTCTTCGCGGCTTGAAACTTGTGTGGAAATTCCAAGCGCATGCGTTTGTCTACTTCTGTATAGTAGTCATTTGCGGTCGGGTCAATTCCTTCTTCTTCAACTAATTTACGATGTATGCCAAAAGCAGCATATGTCATAACTTCGTCACTACCAAACCACTCGTTCTTTTCAGCCCACGCTTCAGCTTTAGGATCAGGTTTTGGAGTGGGCGCTGGAGCAAATTGCTGTTGTGGAACAGCGGGTTGTTGAACTTGCTCGGGCACTTCCTGCTCTGATCGTTGTTTAGCTAAACGTAGCCTCTCATTCTCAATAGACATTCTTGATAATGCTTCTTGAGCTTCTAACATTTTGTCCGTGTCGCCACTGTCGTGAGCCTCACGGTACAACTTTTTAGCGGTAGCAGCTTCAGCTTCAAGCCGTGTACCATACTCTGCAAGGTATCCTTTATCCAGATTTTGCATGCGGGTTTTAAGGCTTTGGTTCTCGTTCAACAGTTGTTGAGCCATCCGCACCGCTTCTTGCCGATCCCGTTCTTCTTTACGGTATTTCTCGGTTAGTTTTTTGATGCGCGTTTGAACTTTGTTGCTATAGCTATCGAGCTCGTCTTCTGAATCAGATTCCGCAGAACCCTTTTCTTCTGTTGGCTCGGACGGTTCAACCTCTACCTCAACCTTAGTGTCACCGTCAGTCTTAGTGTCAGCTTCAGTATCGGCCTTAACCTCTACTTCTACCTCTACTCCCTGGTCCTCGTCATCAATGACGTCTTCGTTTTCTTGAGACATAGTTTTCTCCTAGACCTGCTTGATGTCATCAGGCTCAAGAATGGTAGCGATAACTTCGTCATCATTAATGATGCGAACCTCCCCACCGTCAATCTTGAAACGTGATCCTGAATATCTTCCAATACAAACCCACTGGCCTTCTTCGCACCAGGGTGTTGCATCCTGTCCAAACTTGTCTGGGTCTTTATAAGCCAGAGGTCCGAGCTTTAGAACATAGGCCACAACAGTAGCTACAGCCTCACGAGCTCGAATTTCATCTGGGATATGTAAACCACCCTGCGTCTTGGTTGCACCTTGATAAGGCATCACCAACAAACGCCAGCCCGTGGGCTGCGGTAGTCGTTCCAAAAGGGGTTTCTCTAGTAGAGAAGGGTCTAACACCTTCTCGGTGGCGTCAACATACGCGCTATGTACATCGGACGAGTCGGCAGGAGCCTTCTCTTTGTCCTTGTTCATTTTCTGCGCAACGTGATCAGGAAGATATAAGGTCTTCGACATCGTCTGCGTTTCTCTCCAGCAGGGCTTTTATTTCCTCACGGGCGTAGGCAAGGCCCCGTATCTCACCTACCATGAGTTTGTAATGTTCCCAATCTTTGGCAACATCATTAGCAAGAGCACTTGCAATATCTTGTTCGCGCTCTCGTAGTAGCTTATACATATATGTCGAGAAGTCTACAAGGTCCATTAAAGTTTATCCCCCTCTTCCTCAGAACTGTCATGGTATAAGTTGTCAAAGACCCTGTTTACATCAAGCGTGTAATCTAAGTCTGACTTAGAGTAATGAATGTGTTGAGACGGCCTGAAGTCTGGAGCACCTTCCCCAGTTTCAAACCAAGCTGGATGAGTAACTCTTACCCTGTTGTTAGGCAAAGCAACTATGTTTCCAGTGTATGGGCCCGCATCTAGTAGCTCGAGGACGTGGCTCTGCTTTGTTGAGCAGGGTCATCC